GCCTACCATTTTAGAAAGGAGCATCTCTTCGCCTTTCTCGTTTTGGATTGCGTTGCCCTCGATGTCAGTTAGGGCGATTGCTAGATTTACATTCATACAAGTGTAAGGTTTAATTTTTCGGCAATATACTCAAACGCATAATCATTGCTGCCGTTCCACTCTAAATAATCTTCTCCACTTAGAGAAATATTACCTTCAGCAACTGATTGACCAACTGAGATTGGCATTGCCTCTGTACCTTGACCGCCTGTCATTAGTTGGTAATAGAAAGTGCAAGCACTCTCAAGGTTGTCGTTTACGATGATTGCGTTTAAAAGAGAAGCCTCTAGCTGCTCTCCATTCTTCCACACTTGTACTGGTTCGATTTGTTTCATTTTATTTTTTGTTTAAATTATTTGTCTAGCTACTAAGTCATAACCTACTCCTGCAATTTCAACTCTAATTAATCTGTTAGCGTTAACAGTTCCTGTTGCCGCTGCTCCTAGTCTCCAAGTTGGATTTGAATTCCCTGTTGGAGCCAAAGTTTTTAAATCAAAAGCATCTAAACTTCCTCCTACACTTAGGCTACTATATGTTAAAATGCTTAATCCTGAATTAATCCTCATTGCCTCTCCTGAACTTGTAAAGAAATGAATTACACCTGAACTTTGATTTGCAATTTCAATATCAGTTCCATCGTGTAAAATATAGCCTCTAGTATTTGTGTTATTAGCAAATCCTAAAATATTGCTAGATGTTCCATTTAATGTAATGTTACCTCTATTAGTTGCAGAATAAGGATTGTATGAACCTCTAACTAATATATCTCCACCAGTTTGCACCGAAGAGGAGAAAGTAGCTGCGCCTGTGGAGGCTATGGTTAGCCTTGGATTTGCTCCAGTATATAAAACTAACGAACCACCAGTTTGATAAATTTGGGTATTAAAGTTTGCAGAACTGTTAAAAACAATAGCAGCCGTACTAGATGAAATAAAGAAATCTGCTCCAATAGTCAATGCTCCACTAAACCTTCCTGTTCCGTTGACATCTAGCTTAAAACCTGCGTCTGTTGTCGTTCCAATCAGCACGTTGTTTGATGAATTTATAAAGAAAGGATAGCTATTTGTCGTATTGTTCCAAATACCAAAACTCCCTTCGGTAACTCCTAAAGTAAATTTACCAGTATTTGTACTTGTATTGCTTAGGGTTATACTTGGGAAATTACTATGAGCATAAAAACTATTTGTAAATCCTGCGGTATTGCTTGGAGTTCCTCCTGTAATAAACTGCGTTGCCGTTACCGAAGAGGAGAAGGTAGCTGCGCCTGTACCTGCAATACTTAAAGCATTTACCGCAGTACCAGCAGTACGCATTCTGAAACGCATAATTGCTGATGCACTATCGTAACTATTATCAAAGGTAAAAGTAGTATCTCCATCAGCAGCATAACTTATTACTCCTCTATAAGCTGCATTATTACCTAATTGTATCGCACCTGAAGCAGTATTTGCTCCACTTGTAGACCAACCACTAAATACACCTTGGAAAGTAGTTGAATTTACAAACCTCCCTGTTCCGTTAACATCTAATTTAACACCAGGTGAAACACCAATACCCACATTTCCCTGAACCAACAATCCTTGCGAAGGTGCTGCCGATGGTGTTCCAATAGATAGTCCGCTATTCGAACCCAATGTCATTGCTTGGGTGAAGGAGATAGCATTGCCTGCCGTTCCTGAAGGAGCTATTCTCCAAATGTGTGCGCCATCTGTTTGATAATAATTTGTAGCAGCAGCAGATGTAATATATCTCCAATTACTGCCATCAAAATATCCGTTATAGCTTAATTGCAAAGATGATGCGACATCTGTTAAACTTGAATTAACTATTTGCATTGACTTGCCACTCCACGCACTTGGTGTAACTCCTAAGCCAAGGTTGCCTGAGGATAATGTCATTCTTGTAGCTACACCTAATTCAAAAAATCTAAGTGAATCTGTATAACCAATAGAACTATTTGATGTGGTAAAGCGAATGTCATCTCTAAATTGAGCAACACCATTAACATCTAATCTTTGAGCAGGTGTAGCAATTCCAATTCCTAGCCTATCATTAGTCGCATCCCAAAATAGATTAGACTCTCCTGTTATGCTACTTGTTCCGTTAAAGTAAGCAACTTGACCTGCTGCACCTGTCCCTGTCACAGGGTTTGTTAAAGCGTTCTGCTTGTTGTTAAAGGTTGTCCAATCGGTAGAGGATAGTGCGCCATTGGCTGAACTAGATGCAAGACCTAAAGACAATTGCTGAGTTGATAAACTTAACCCATTAGCCGTGCCTAAAGTAACTGCTGCGTGTCTAGCTGCGGTATTAGCTGCAACATTGGTGTTTGCGTTTACCCTAGCCTCTGTATAGTAAAGGTTAGTAAGTTCAGGTACTGCTGCGGTGTTAAGCGTTTGGAATGTCTTATCACCTCTGTAATACTGAGCCGTAGTTCCTGCGGTAATAGCATTCTCTTTGTTATTAAAGGTAGTCCAATCCGCAGCACTTAATGCACCTCGGTTACTAGCAGATGCAGTAGGGACATTTAATGTAATAACAGGAGTTGTTGTGCTATTGGCAACGCTACTAGATAAGTCCGTTCCTGTTGTTCCTAGGGTTAAAGCTGCAACGCTTGTAACTGTGCCGACACCTGACCCTCCAACAAGAGCAATTGTTCCTGATGCGTCTGGAAGGTTATAACTTCGAGATGTAGCTGCAAATATAATTTCAGAAAAATATGTAACCCCTCCTATTTGTAAACGGTCTGGTGAAAATGATGATAAAACTAACCCATTTAAACCAGCCGCTTGGTTTTTTAAAATTATGCTATTCCTAAATGTCTTTTCACCATTAATTGTTTGAGCAGTATCTAATGTAACATAAGTACTCGCAGCAGCAGCGGTTGTTAGGTAAGTTGAGTTATCGTAGCTAATGGTAGTCCCGCTAATCTTAACGAATCCTGTTCCGTTTAGGGCTTGCTGCTTAGAGTTAAATGTACTCCAATCAGTTCCGCTCAATGCTCCTGTTACTCCTGCACTTGCTAGACCTAAAGACAATTGCTGAGTATTCAAAGAAAGTCCGTTAGCCGTTCCTAATGTAACTGCGTTATGACGAGCAGCGGTGTTGGCTGCAACATCTGTGTTTGCGCTTACCCTTGCTTGAGTAAAGTAAAGGTTAGTCCCCTCGGCAATATTACTTGTCGTAAGCGTTACCGCACCTGTCTGACCATTAACGCTAGAAACTCCTGTTACTAAAGCACCAATGTTTCCGTTTAGCTTTTGAATAGCTGACAAGATAGAATCAGCAGCACTAATTGTTCCTGCACCACTTGTGTAGCCTGTCAGAACCGATGCTATTGCTCTAGCATTGGTAAAATACAAGTTCCCACTCTCAGGAACTGCCGCAGTGTTTAAAGTCTGAAAAGTCTTATCTCCTCTAAAGTACTGAGCAGTAGTTCCAGCGGTTATAGCGTTTTCTTTATTGAAAAAGATAGTCCAATCAGAAGATGCCAATGCACCATTCTGACCGCTTGTAGCTAGTTGCATACTAAGCTGCTGACCTACTAATCCTAGTCCATTCGTAACTCCTAGCGTAACCGCATTGTGTCTAGCTGCCGTATTTGCAGCGACATCCGTATTGGCACTAACTCTCGCCTCAGTGTAATAGAGATTAGTATTTTCAGTAACCTGACTTGTGTTATAATCCCCATTAGCAGCAATGACATTGCCTGTTCTACCGAACACACTACTTACCGCATCGGTGTTGTCTACCTTCTGCCAAGCACTTCCGTTAGAGATAATCCAATCACCAACCTCAAAGCTAATACCTGCAAATGTTCCTGCCGTGCTGACAATGTAATAATATCCCTTAGTACCACTCGATGGAGGGTTAACCAATGTAGGAGTATTCGTTGCAGCGTTCCACAATCCTTGGTAGTTGACATTACCAATCAACGCATCGTTAATCTGAGTCAACGGAACCTTGCCGTTAGAATCTAGCGAAGCATAGCCGTTCGGTTGTCCTTTCTCAGAGGTTACCTGATAAGTTGAGTTATCGTAGCTTATCGTTGTGCCACTTGCCTTGACAAAGCCTGTGCCGTTAAGTTGGTTCTGCTTGTTATTAAATGTAGTCCAATCAGCAGATGCCAATGCTCCTCTGTTAGTTGCAGAAGCCGTAGGCAAGTTAAATGTATGCGTATCGGTAGCACTCGCAATGTTAAAGTTCGTTCCGCTTGTACCTACTGCAAAGAACTGAACTTGAGCAGTCAAGCCGTTTAATGCAGATAATCCTGTTGTAAATGTGGTTATAACTTGGCAAAGAGTATTGTTCTCTGTGTGTAGAGTAAGGGTTCTGCCAGCAGTAGTAACATAAATGCGAATAGCTAATCTATCCGTTAAAGTCAGCGTTGTTTGTGGAACTGCTAAAGCACTAAAATAAGCCTCTATTTCTGTGCCATCGTTAATTAATTTAGGAGAGCCACTATTGGATGCAATTAGGCTAAATGTTGTTCCATCGTACTTATACAACTCAAGATAAAAGGTTGGACTTCCTCCACCGCTTGATGCCTCAAAGTAAGTTTCAAAGTTCCAGTTACCAGCAGGAATAACTAATAAAGATGGGTCGTTTGCATCGGTCAAAAACGAAGCAATGTAACCATTTGAATTTCTAGTAAAGTCAGTACCTGCTCCAATAATCGGAGTCTTATTCATCTCGTAATAAGTGACTCCGCCAATCGTTCCTTGGTTAACAGAACCATTTAAGTAGTAGCTTACAGATGCTCCTGAACCAATACTTTCAGGAAAGTCAGCCAAAGAGCCATCTCCTCGCACATACTGAGCAACTGTTCCTGCACCCGTAACTGCAATCGTTCCGTTGCTAGTCAATGGGGAGTTAGCTACCTCAAACGCAGAAGGCATAGAAAGTCCTACTGAGTTTAGATCACTTCCAGGAGGGTTAACAGGAGGCAAGGTCTCACCCTGCTCAACACCTGGGCTACTTGGTGATACACCTGTTCTTACTTTCTTCGCTGAGAAAAACTTACCTGATACATCTGCCATATTAACTTCCTATTTCGCCTAATCTTGCTAATTCTAATCTCCAACTATTTGCCATTAAATCTACATCCATCGCAATTACCATCCAATAATGTCCATCGTATTCGATGTTCTGATATGGTTTTATTTCCAATGGATTTGCAGCATCTCTAGGCAATGTCAATATCAATCTAGGGTTTTGTCTACCCTTAATATTCGCTAACTCCTGAAGGAATATCTGAATCAATGGTATTGACTCGATACCATCCCTAGACCAAGCCTGAGAATTTGGATAGCCATATCCAACCAGGTCGAGCCGTATAGCACTACTTGAGTTTTCTGTGTCGACATCGCCAATCTTAAATTTGACATCATCGTAGACATTGGAGTAAGATTCATCGGTTACGAATTTCTCTGATATTTCCTCTGTCGCAAAGGCATCATTTTCTTCGATTTTAAGCGACATATTTCTATACCCTACTGTGTACCCATCTACCGATGCTAAGTTCGTTGTAATGACCTCATATAGCCTTATAATGACCGCTCCGTCTTCAGGTACAACTACACCAACGATGTCTAGCTTATTCCACATACGAACACCATCTTTCATCGGGAACTGCATGATAGTCGGAGTAGTAGTCCAAGTAAATTCATCTACACCATCAAACTGAAGGTAGCTTGATCCGATGCGAATCTGAACACCAGCGTTGGTGTTAACTCGAACAACATTATCACTAAGTCCTAGCTCGAAGATAAACTCTAACTGAAAGCTAAGCGTATTTGCTAACCCTTGAGCAATCGCAATGTCTTGTCCTGTTCTTGTAGAATCAAGTTCTATGAATGATAATTTATCATCTGCAATACCAGTTACATCCGTTGTACCCCAAATCTTAGCGTATTCTCCTAGCGAATCAGAAACATACTGCACAAGAGCTGGAGCATCTCCCATAGGATAAAATGCAGGTCTACTACTTGGAATAGCATTGACATAGTTCCATGCACGGAGTTGATAGATGTTAGGATATGCTGATATAACAGAACCATAGAACCATGAATCAACAGTAAATGGCTCCTCGTAGATGCCTCCACGAGATGAGTAGTCTAGTACACCTAGCTCCAATGTTGCTGTAAACTCTGTGTAAACAGGTCTTCCTGTGCGTTGTCCTGCGGTAAACTTGCAAGAGACATCCATGCCAGGTGTAATGGTAGTTATGCCCTCAAACTCTGCTTCGTTGTTAAAGTTAAAGAGTCTATAAGAATCTTTTGCTAGTTCAGGCATTGATATCACATAGAACTCATCTCTCCACAAGAATATTCTGCAAAGAAAAGGCTTTAGTATTGCATCAATAAACTCAGAAATGTATACAGATGTATTCTCTGCTATCTCACCATTGCCATAAAACAAAGGAATGTCTCCATCAGTATATACTGAGTTGGCAGGCACTAGAAGTTGTGCAAAAACAGAATCATCTCTATCTAGCCTAGTCTCGTAAATTTCACAAGCAAGATTAATAGGTCGAAGTTCTTTGTATGTCTGATTAATTGCACCGAACAAGCCACCAAGCATAGTTCCACCTGCAAATCCTGCGAAGTATTGATCGATTACTCGCTTAGAATCAAATGAATTTAATCCATCAGAAGCAGTAAACTCCATGACTTCTTTAATGCCTATCTCATTGATAGTTAGTGTAGAGTTGTTGATGTATCCTTTCCAGAATAAATCTCCTTCAATAAGCACTCTGACTTGCCACTTTCTATAACCTCCTTCAAGAAGCTCAAAGTACTCGTCACGCATTCCGACAAGACCGAAGTTGAAATATGACCTTACGATTGGCTCAAGTTCATCTTGACCAAAGTTTCCCCAACGAAAAGAAAATCCTGCACTATCTTTCTTTGTAGCAGAACCTACATATCCAAACTCGTAAATCTCTACTCTGATTAGTTGATTTGATTGGTCGCAAGTTTCTGTAAAGTACTTTAACTCGTAATCTGCATCAGAAGGAGTGTATGATCCCGTAAGTGTAACTCTTACCTTAATGTCCCTAGATGGCATTAAAAAAGTCCAAGGATTGGCATTGGCATTTAGGAAACCGTTATTTATGTCATAGGAAAAGAATGAAAAACCAGGGTCAAATGTTCCAACAATGGTTAAAGAAGTTCCTTCTTCATAAAATGGTTGAGGGACATCACCATTAACTGTGATTGAACCTGTGCCACCAAATAGTCCCCAAATGAATCTGTATTCTGCCATTGGTCAAAAATACAAAAAAAAATAGGGATTATCTTGACTTATATTTAGTCTACTGCTAGATTTGTCCCAACATGAACAGAACATTGAAAGAATCATCAGATGTTATCGCCAAGTGCATAGCAGAAATCAGGGCAAGACCTGACAACATCACAGACGAATTAATCGAGAAAAGTTGCATTAAGTACGATGTCGATGAGGATCGAATCAGAAAGATAGCACTACTAAGAAAAAGAGTTTCATAGCAGTTATTTTGGGTTTTTGTTAACAGAAAGCCTTGGCCGTGTGGTCAAGGTTTTTTTTATCTTATGTTTCTTCTGATTTGAGCCTGCTCTACAAAGAATAGCAAATCATCTGGGCCTTTAAGCATTACTTCAACAGCGTACATTCCTGAGCTTACTGATGCACCAGAATAGTCCATTGATGGCACTTGCGGAACAATTACTCCATTAGTGTTAGGGACAAACAACTCAGGTCTACGCTCACCTACGATGTACGCTCTTCCTTTAGATACAGGGCCTCCAAACTCTCTTCGGTTTGTGAATGTAGAACCTGTGCCTGCTGAAGCAGAACCTCCTCCTCCACCTCCAAATCTCCCAGATAATCTATTTGCTTGAGAAGATACAAATCCTGCAAGACTAACCAATGCAACACCAGCAATGATAGCAGGGGCACCAACTAATCCCTTTAAAGATTCTTTAATTGATTCAATTGCAATACCTGCTCCAATAGCTAATTGACCTAATTGATTTAAAATTCCAGCAATACCTCCAAGCAATGCAGATCCTCCAGCTCTAAGAGCATCTGTTCCGCTTCCTAAGGCATTTCCAATAGCAAATCCAACATCTCCAATAGTGTTTTCAATACCAACTTCTAAAGCTTGAAATGCTTGATTAAATGTTTCTTGAGCATTGGCTAAATCTCTAATAAAATCACTAAAACTTGTATATCCTTCTGCTGCACCACTAGCAATAGCTCTAAATACTTGAGATGATGTTAAACCAATGCTTTGTAATGATTCTTCAAATTCTAAATTTTTTTGCCGAATTGCTTCTATATTTTCTGTATAAACACCTCTAGTATCTGCGGCTCCTGATCTAATTGATGAAAATGTAGCTTCTGCCTCTTGACTAAATTTAGCAAGCCTTTCAAGACTTGCTCTTTCTAGTATCATGTCAACATTGAATGCTGACAAATCTTCAAATGTTCTTACTAAATTTTTTAAAGGCTTATCATTAGTTGATAAATTAGCTAAGGATTGATTTAGACCTCCGTATTGCTCTTCTAATATTGTTAATGTACCAGAATTTTCTTGCAATGCTTTTTCAGTAGATTTCATTGAAACATTTCCTAATAAAGAAAGTTGTTCATTTACTGAAGCTAATTCAGCTTGATTTCTACTTAATGCTTCTGAAAATCCAGTTGTGGTTGTAGTTCCTCTTGCAGTAACATTATTATTACTCTTGGAAAGTGATGTAATGTTTTTAGTTAATTCAGATTTTCTTTCTAGTAATGCATTTTGCAAAAGAGTTTCTTTTCTTTCTTTTACAATTAATTCAATCCTTTCTTTTTCTACATCTGCAAATACATCTGCAATTGCTTCTAGGGATGCTCTTTCTCTAATGGAAGAAATAAGCAAATTATATGCTTCTCCTAATCCTTCTGTAAGAGCTTTTTCTTTGGTAATATTCCCAATAATTTTAGGGTATTTTTCTAATAACTTATTATATACTATTACTCTTTCATTCTCAGATTTACTAGTATTATTTAAAACAGAATTTAATAATTGAACTTCTGCAACTTCTTCTGCTGCTGATTTATTAGCTTTTAATCTTGCTGAATCAACATCATTTAATGATTTTATTACATTATTTAAAGATTCACTAAATCTTTCAGTTTCAGAAATTACATCTTTTGTCTTGTCTTCAGCATCAAACAATCCAAGAGTATAAGCCTGATATGCAGCAGTTAAAGCTGAAACTGCAAGAATTGCAAGATTAGAAGGAGTAATTAAGGCAGAAAAGAAAAGTTTAAGTTTTCCAGCAGCAGTTGTAGACTTATCTCCTAATGCTACAAATTGCTCACCAAAATTCTGAATGTTGTTAGCTACACCAATGATACCAAATGGAGCATCTTGAATAATTCTACTAAAAGAAATCGCTGTTCCAGCAGCAGCTCCAGCGGAACGCTTTAAGTTATCAAATGACTTAACAGCAGGTGCAGAAAAAGACTTTCCTAAAGCATTTAGTCTTGCTAACTCAATATTTGTTTGTTCTAACTCAGCATTAAAAAAAGCAACATCTTTCTCATTAGTTGCTTGACTTAAAGAAACTTTTAGCTCCTTGGCTTTTTGAATTTGTCTTTCAATTAATCCAATACTTCTTTCTTGTTCCGCATTAGACTTCGCTTTGTCCTTTGCAGTTTCAGATTCAAATGATTTTAGAGTTGCCTTAGCCTTGTTAATGGCTGATTGCAAATCCTTTAAATCGGCAGTTATTCTTATTTGAAGCTCATTCATGTTTCAAAAATACTAATTTTTAACCATCTTATCTAAGAAGGCATTTCTACGAGCTTTAACCAATGATGAATCTAATTTCTTGCCACCCTGATCAGTAGGCAATGGGAAGTACTGCTGAATAGATTTATTAGGAGCCTTCTTAGGAATCGAGGTGTAAACCTGGTATGCAACAAGCCGATATTTTTCCCACTCTCTTGACTGACTAACCTGATGACCACGCATGGTCAAGATAGTCTCAGCAAAAGTCATTTCATAAAAATTTCGAGGAAGTATGCTAAGTTCACCAAAACATTCTTGGCAAATATCAATCCATGTTAACTTTTTTTTTCAGCGACAGAATCTGTCGTTGATTCCAAATCCTTAACCGCAGGCAAGTCAACTCCCATAGAAGTCCAAAAAGTTTGCCATACAGAATAGATGTCTTTATCATTAATTTCAGCAATCCACTCTCCGACCTGTTCCACAGTTACAGACTCCTCAAAGCCTACAACATAGTCATTGCCAATAATGCCTGCGTAAATCAAAGTCTTAACAAGTAGAAAGTGATTCTTCTCATTAAGTTTCATGATTCGATTTAGCAAATCATCTGTCTCGAAATTAGCATTCTCACCCTTGTAGATAATCTTGGCTAGCTCGATAGCTGAAAAGTTGTTAAACCGCAAAGTTCGGTTCTTACCGCCTATGTTTAGTGTCATTATTCCTGTCATGGCACTAATTTAGTAATAAATGTAACAAGCAAAAAAAAAGCTCCTAAAAAAGGAGCCTTTTTACTAAACACAAACACGAAAAACAGAAATTAAGTTGTTACTGCGTCATCAATTGGGCCAGAACCTGTGATGGTTACAGAGTATGTCTGATATTCAGGAGCAGTTGCAGTTTCGTCAAACTGAGAGATGAACCCTTCACCATATCTGATGTAGGAAGCATCTAGCGATTCAAACTTAAACTTTCTTGTTGCTCTAGCAATAGTATATCCAAAGATGTCTTCAGCAGAAACTTCATTAACACCTGGGTTGGTATTAACATCACCCTCAAAGCTCATTGTCCAAGAAGCAGTAGAAGGAAGGTTTCTTACGAAGTCACCAGTACAATCGTTGTTGATTTCAGTAGAGCCTACGGAAATAGACAAAGATTTTGATGAGGTACAAACCGCCAATTTCCAAGATGGTGTTGAAGTTGCAGAAATGTCAATGTAAACACCAATATCTTTACTAAATAATTCGTTAGCCATAGTCTTATTATTTTATTATTTCAAAGGTATCAGATTTTTTTTTATAATCAAAATGGTACTACTATGTGAGAATATGTCCTGACATTTCTGTAAATCCAATACTCACCCGTTCTTAACTGAACACTATCAGAACTAGCTAGGTTGGTAGTTCCAATCTCCCATCCGTAAGCGTTAATGTTTATGTCAGCGTTACTCATTGGATTTATAATGTCTTCAATATCCTGAGCGATGTCAAATGCCTGATCCATACCGGTAGGTCTAGTAAAGCCTGTTACAATATCCAAGGTAACATCTGCATTGAACTTCTTACAGGTAGTATTCGTAATCTCAGAAGTTGTTATGCTAGAGATAATTACATAGGGATATCCTGCCATCTCA